ATTGATCGTCGTGTTCGTCGGGAGTTCCCGAACAGGTTCAAGACGTCACAATCGGCTGCACCAGCGAGAGTCGCCTCTGTCGCTGCGTCTGCATCTAAGGCCGCTACACAGGGGCGCAGGTCAGTGAAGCTCACAGCTTCGCAGGTTGCGATGGCGAAACGGTTAAACGTTCCGCTGGAAGAATATGCCAAGTATGTGAAGGATTGAGATCATGACCGACAGAACACCACGCGAAAGCGCAACCCGCGACACAACATCGCGCCGTAAGCCTTGGGCCCCGCCCAGCACCCTTGATGCCCCGCCGCCTCCTGAAGGATACAAACATCGGTGGGTACGCGCCTCTATCAGAGGCGAAGAGGATAAGGGTAACGTGTTTAACCGCATTCGTCAGGGCTATGAGCCCGTCCGTGCGGAAGAGCATCCGGGATACCAAGCCCCAACTATCGAGGACGGCAAGCATGCCGGGGTCATCGGAAACGGTGGTCTTATCCTCACCCGAGTACCTGTCGAAACAGTCCACGAAAGAACCGCGTATTACGGGGGCCGGACCCGCGAACAAATGGAAGCTGTCGATCAGGACCTGATGAAAGAGCAACATCCGTCGATGCCGATCAATCAACAACGGCAAAGTCGGGTATCATTTGGCGGACGTAAAAAGTCCGACTAATTAGGAGCAACGTCTATGGCTAACGCGACTGGTTCGTTCGGGCTTCGCCCGATCAACCTTGCTGGTGGTGCACCCAACAGCCAAGGTACTAACGCGTATTTCATCGGCTCGACCGCTTCGGCTATTTATCAAGGTTCCCCTGTCATTGCAGTCAATGCTGGTCAAATTGCCATCACTGGTTCTGCTTCGGGCGACACCTATAAACACGTCGGTGCGTTTCAAGGCTGTGAATACGTCTCTTCTACGACCGGAAAGAAGGTCTTCGGAAACTTCTGGCCCGGTTCGGGTTATGCAAACACAAACTTCGACATCGTCGGATATGTGTATGACAACCCACTGCAGCGTTTTGTGATTGCGACCGATGCGTCGTTCACTGACCGCGCAACGGCAAAGGCTGCGATTTTTGAGAACACCCAGTTTGATTCCGGTACGTCAGGTTCAGCGGTAACCGGAAGCTCATCGGCTTCTCTCGATGTTGCAACTTTGGACGCTTCGGATGCCTCTTTGCCTTTGAAGATCTTGGGTATCTACGAAAACCCGATTAATCAGGACTTTGCGGCTGCTGGTGTCCAAATGATCGTCATGTTCAACAACCATGCTCTTCTGGAAGCTAATTCCGAAGGCACGGTGGCATAAGGGGTCTGATCAATGGCTATTTCGCGCGCCCAGTTGTCGAAAGAGCTTGAGCCCGGTCTCAATGCTTTGTTCGGCATGGAGTATGCTCGGTATGAAAACCAGCATGCTGAAATCTACACCACCGAGTCTTCGGATCGTGCATTCGAAGAGGAAGTCATGCTGTCCGGTTTTGGATCAGCACCGACCAAATCGGAAGGTTCGGGCATCTCGTATGACGATGCTCAGGAAGCCTACACCGCTCGGTATAACCACGAAACCATCGCACTGGCCTTCTCGATCACCGAGGAAGCTGTCGAGGACAATCTGTACGACCGCCTTGGCAGTCGCTACACGAAGGCCCTTGCACGTTCGATGGCCCACACTAAGCAGGTAAAAGCCGCTGCAATCCTGAACAACGCCTTCACGGCGGGACCTTCGGCTGGCGGCGACGGCGTGGCTCTCTGCGCCACCAACCACCCGCTGGTTAACGGTTCGACCTTTGCGAACCGCCCCACCACTGATGCTGACCTGAACGAAACCTCGCTCGAGGACGCTTTGATCACCATCGCTGGTTTCGTGGACGAACGCGGCCTGAAGACCGCTTTGCGTGGCCTGAAGTTGGTGCTGCCGCGCCAACTGCAGTTCGTTGCAGAGCGTCTGATGGTTTCCAACCTCCGCGTTGGCACTTCGGACAACGACGTGAACGCCATCCGTTCGATGGGCATGTTGCCGGAAGGCTACACTGTCAACGACTTCCTGACAGACCCCGATGCATTCTTCATCAAGACGGATGCTCCGCGTGGTTTCGTGCACTTCGAGCGCACCCCGCTCTCGACGGGCATGGAAGCAGACTTCGACACGGGCAACATGCGCTACAAGGCACGCGAGCGTTACTCGTTCGGTTTCTCGGACCCTCGGGCCGTGTACGGAACGATTGGGGCTTAATCAGTCGAAAGGCTGGTGCTTTGAAGGGCGAGGGTAAAACCTCGCCCTTTTCTTTTGGGGCAGTCCCGTGTAGTATGGCCCAAAGGGCTTTATGGCTGCGTAGACAGGATGCCCTTCCTGACGTTGCACAGACTACGCGGCAAAACCTTGTGCAAGGGGTAAGACTATGGCTAACACAACTTTCTCCGGTCCCGTCCGTTCGCAAAACGGTTTCCAGACCGTTTCGGTTAACTCCACCACTGGTGCTGAAACCATCACAGGCTCGTTTGGCTTTGGCATCGCAAACCCCGCTGGTGTCGGCATCACTGCAGGTACGGGCACGGTTTACGAAACCTCCGTCGCCCGCAACAACGGCATCGTGACCACCTCGATCATGCTTGACCTGACTGGCCTGCAGTCTGGCGGCACCGCGGGCGACATCATTGGCACTAACGGTGCGGGCGTGGCTTACATTGCTCGGATCACGACTGCCAATAACGGCACAGTCTTCGGCGTTCGCATGACCTGCTACGAGCTCCCAGCGGGTGGCGACACCGACATCGACCTGTACTCGGCCACCGAAGGTACGGGCGTGGAAGACGTCGCGATCTCGACCCTGACCGAAACGCAGGTCATCAACTCTGGCACTCTGGCTTTGGGGTCGGCTGTCTTTGGCACCGACATCGCTGCCAATCAGTACCTCTACCTCGTTGGTCAGGGCACGGCGAATGCGGCCTACACCGCAGGTCGTCTGTTGATCGAAATCTTCGGCTACGACGCCTAATAGGGGTAGTTTTAAATGTCCGGTTCTGACGTAAAATCAAAACGGGTCACGGCAACGGGGGCGTTCACTGTTGGACGCTCTCGTCTTCGTATGCTCGTCGTTACGACAACTGCTACGGCAGGGCGCTTGACCATGACTGACGGCAACGGGGGCGCAACCCTCTTGGACGTCGATCTCGTTCCGAGCGTTACGCACAACTTTTACATCCCCGATGAGGGGATCGTGTTTACGTCGGACCTATATATCTCGACGTTGACAAACATTACCTCGGTCACAGCCTTCTACTCATAAGGGTGGACGCCAATGGCAAAGTCTCCGGCATGGCAGAGGAAAGAGGGCAAAGATCCAAAGGGCGGGTTGAACGCCAAGGGCAGAGCTTCGGCAAAGGCCCAAGGCATGAACTTGAAGCCCCCGGCTCCGAACCCAAAGACCGAGAAAGATGCCAAACGGCGCAAAAGCTTCTGCGCACGTATGGGTGGAATGCCGGGGCCAATGAAGGACGAAAAGGGCCGTCCGACCCGGAAGGCCTTGTCTCTTAAGGCGTGGAATTGCTGATATGGCCGCTAGTTCCTCCACAAGAAAGCCCAAGCCCACGGCTAACCCCAAGGGCTTGGAGTATCTTCAGCAAGCGTACTTTGCTGGTCCAAGGGCAAAGACAGCGGCAGATGCCCCTGCTGATCGCATATTCATGGACCCTTCTGGGATGCCCCGCTTTGAGCAGCCTGATAACGAAGCAACTTTTGGGCCGAAGAACATAACGGACTATTACGCAAAGTTGCGTAGGCCCGGACCTCGCATGGATGGGGACCCAGCATCAACCTTACGCGCTACTGTGGTTCCTTTGAGCGAGGTCATGAACCACGACCTGTTGTACAAAGACTATCCAGAGCTAAAAGACATGCCTGTGTTGCTTTATCCCTCCAGCAAAAACAGTTATGTGAACTCGGTCGCTGGGTACGCACCGCAAGAACAAATTATCGACTATTTTAGCGATGACTACAGCAACATAAGTCCTTTTGAGGGCGCTTTTTACCCAGACCCTATGAACGACAATAAGGTTGAGACTTATGGTCCCGAAGAAGATGTCATGGCTAGGAGACTCCTAGACAGCCCTGTTGGGGCAATGTTCCTGACCCCAGACTCAAAAAGTCTGGATAAGCCGTACAGAGATTTTGGTTCCATACCAAACGACTACTCTAATGATTTCCAAGAATCCATGTTGGGCGCAACTCTTCACGAAACCCACCACGGGATCAATTCGCTTGAGGGAACAGACAAGTACGGCGCGTACCCAACAGACTTTAGGGACACCCCCGAGCTACAGCGATATCTTGCTAGGCCCACCGAGATGGAAGCCTTCCTTGCGCAGTCGCGCATGAGGATGCCAGAATCGGAGCGCTTTAGCGATGTGCCCGCGATGGCAAAGCTGTTCGAGAACAATGCGGCATGGAGAGATGAGGGCATTGCTGGGCAGTACATAGAGGATATTCTGGCCGAATCCGGCATCTACCCAGATGATCCAAACTATCGAAGCGAATACGCTGCGTTAATGAAGGATCTTATGAACAACGCAATAGTTGAAGAAAGCATGGTCCCATGAACCGTGGTAGTATGTCCAAACAGATCACCGAACCCGGAGGGAAAAAGATGGCAAAGCCAAAGTCCCGCGTCAACGAGGCTGGAAACTACACCAAGCCCTCTATGCGAAAGTCGCTCTTTGAGAGTATTAAGGGTGGCGGCAAGGGGGGTTCTCCGGGCCAATGGAGTGCGCGGAAGGCACAGATGCTGGCGCAGCAATACAAGGCTAAAGGCGGAGGTTACAAAGATTGAAAGCTCCGCAGAAAAGCCTAAAGAAGTGGGGGGACGAGGAGTGGGGAACCAAGAGTGGTAAGAACTCTACCCAAGGCTCAAAAGCCACTGGGGAAAGATACCTGCCCAAGAAAGCCCGTGCGTCTTTGACTGCTTCAGAGTATGCTGCGACTACGAAGGCAAAGCGGGAAGGCACAAAGTCTGGAAAACAGTTTGTTGCACAACCGAAGAAGATCGCCGTGAAGACGGCACAGTTCAGGAAGTAGACATGGCGTTCTTGCAGTCAAATATACCGCACTTCAAGTGCTGGGTGAGACGAGAGTACACCCACAACCATGACAAGTATCATGGTGAGTTTATCCATGCTATGGCGATTGCGGTCACAACCCTTCCTAAGCGCTCCTTGTCATTCCAGATCCTGTTCACGGGCGCGGAAACATACGACACAGACGAGCCAAATGTGCATGGTGGCGCGATGTGGGCAAGGATGCCCATCACCGCCCTTGTCGGTGACACGCCGCTTGAAGAGTGGCCTGAGCCCATGCCTGTGTGGGCAGCGCAGCCGTGGGACTGTGCGTCTACCACACACAGCGTCTATGTGCTGGAGCGTTGTTCTCCATCGCCGTGGATGGCTAAGATTGACGGGAAGATGTATCCCGCAAAGTACTACTTCACCGTTGATTATACGGACTCAGAAGTAGCTGACGATCCTGCACAGCACAAACAGGCCCACGTGCTTGAGTTGTTGGACGCAGGAAAGTGGACGGGCAACATCGTTGCACTTCCGAATAACCGCGTTCGGGTGTCTCACCCTGCGTGGTTTGAAATGGGAGAAGGCGCTCCCGACTTCCGACCGTCTCAGCATATCCACTACAGCAAGTCAGATCTGGATTACACGCTGGACGTAAACCAAGTTTTTAACAACATCTATGCGGAGTCAGATCATGATGAATAAGATGAAGACCAAAGGCTACAAGGCTGGCGGGAAAATTAAGATGGTTATGAAGGATGGGAAAAAAGTTCCTGATTTTGCCGCTGATGGCGTTGGCAAAATGGCTCATGGTGGCACAGTGAAGAAGGCTATGGGCGGTCCTGTATCCAAGGGCATGAAGAAGGGCGGCAAAGTGTCGGCTGACATGGTCAGCCCGCGCAAGGCCGAGGCCATGGGGCTTACCATGAAGGTTGGCGGCACAAAGCGCAGCAATGAGGGCCGTCGGTGACAACATCAGGTTCACGCGACTTCAACCTCGACGTCGCAGAAATGATCGAGGAGGCGTATGAGCGGTGCGGGCTTGAAGTCCGCACGGGCTATGACGCACGTACTGCTCGTCGGTCATTGAACTTGATGTTTGCTGATTGGGCCAACCGTGGCTTGAATCTGTGGACTGTGACCGAAGCAACCTTCACGGTTACGGCGGGGGATCCAAGTTATCCACTGGCTGAGGACGTCATCGACATCCTTGATGTCGTTGTGCGTCGCAGCAATACGGACTTCCAGATCGACCGCATCAGCCGAACGGAATACTTCACCCTGCCCAACAAGACCACGCAGGGCCGTCCCAGCCAGTTCTTCTTCGACCGGACGATCACCCCGACAATGTACCTGTGGGCCAGCCCGCAGAACTCCACGGACCAGATCCGCTATTACTACGTCCGCCGGATGCAGGATGCAGATACGTTGACCAACACGACCGACATCCCGTTCCGTTTCTTGCCTTGCATGGTGGCTGGACTTTCCTACTACCTAGCCATGAAGCGGGCTCCTGATCGCATGG